GCTCTTAACGAGTTACGCGCTATCCTCCAAGACGATCCTTCTGGCCTGAAAGCAGCGGCGTTTATCGGACAGAAAAAAGCGGAAATCACCGGATCAAAACATAAACTAACGTCAGCACGAAAGCCAGCCACGCAGGTGAATGGTGAAGTATCAACAACCCTGAGCTCTGGTAAGCATAAGAAAGCTTATGATAAGGCTTCAAAAGAAGGCAATGCTCAGGCAATGTATAACGCTAAAAAGCTCGCAAGGGCTGACAAGGCTGACGTTTCAAAGTGGTAAACGGAGTAAGTTATGGCCAGCACAGGTAAGATAGCCGAAGTCATGTTTGAGAAAACGAAAGATTCCTATGAGCATCAGATGCAGCTCTTGAATCTCACCAACTTCGAGAAGCCCGACCCTGCAAAAATGCAGAATGCAAACAACGTCGTTTGGTATCCGGTGCAGCAACACGCGCCAATTATCGACGGGTTTGATTTGACCGGCGAAGAAACCGGCATCATTGAAGAGACTTATCCCTCTATCCTCGGCACACCGGCCAACGATTTTATCAGGCAACGTGCTGATGATCTTCGTGACATGCGTTTTTGGGAACGCCGGGGCACACAGTCTGGCAAGCGTCAGGCTACTGAACTGAACAAGCGTATCGCCGCTGCTGTTGCATTGCAGGGTTCGCTGTTCTTCCGTTCGGACGTAACAAGTGGGTATGAGTTCATCGCACAGGGCCAAGCCCTTCAGAACGAGCGCCAAGCTGCAAGTGAAGCTGGCCGCTGCTTTATCCTCAACGACAGGGACACCCTGACCTTTAGTGGCGATCTGGCCGCACGTCAGACTCTCCAAGGTCGTCCTGCCGATACATGGGAAACCGGCCAGATTGGTCAGAACGTTGCTGAGTATGATGTTTTCACCGGCTCCTACCTGCCTAACTTGGTAGGCGGTGCGAACCCGGCAACGACTGTAACAGCAGACGTTTCAGAAGTTCCTGAAGGCGGGTCTGTTGATACTTTGACAGGTCTGGTTACAAACGTCGATTACCGCGTGGCGACTATCGCTGTTACGGCTACTAGTTCTTACAACGTAGGAGATAAGGTGTCTTTCAGCAACAGTGCTGTTACTGTTAAGGCTCTCGGCCTTGCAGACAAGACAAACACCAACCAAGCAATGACGTTTACTATCGTTGCCATCCCTGACAGCACAAGCGTCAAGGTATTCCCGAAGCCGATTGCAGAAGATGACCCTGCGTTGTCAACTCTTGAGGCTGCTTATGCAAACATCGATACGCAGATTCTCTCCACGGCAACCATGGACCGTCTGAACGTAGACGCTTCGGCCAAGGTCAATCTGTTCTGGGACAAGTCGGCGGTAGAAGTTATCGGCGGCACAATCCCTGCTGACCTGTTCGCCCAGTATGACGGGATGCAGGTCATTCACGACACGATGGAAAACGGGCAAGAGCTGTACCTGATTTATGATGGTCAGATCGACTCGTTGACTTTCCGTTATCGTATCTTCACATGGTACGGAATCACCATCTGCAACCCCTCTAACTGTGGTGTCGCAGTCACTTTCTAACTCTAACGCGGGAGACTGTTAGCGCAGTCTCCCAGCTTTAGGAGAAATACAATGTCAAGAATTTTCCAAGTAAAAGAGCTGTACCATCAGCGAGACGCTGACAACACTGAAGATTTGACAACCACTTCAATCGCTGATGCTTTGGCCATCCCTGTGACTCATGGGTATGTCATCAAGACAACTGGTGCAGATGCTGAAGCACTCACCCTGGCGGATGGTGATCCTAGTCAAGTTCTGGTCATTAACCTCACAACTGACGGTGGTGGTGACGGAACGCTGACACCAGCAACCGCAACAGGTTGGGCAACAATTGTCTTTGCTGACGCAGGCGACCAAGCCACCCTCTTATTTGTAAATGACACTATCGGCTGGGTCATCCTGGGTCTGAAAGGCGTTGCAGCCCCTCCGGTAACGACAGTCTAAACCTCATACCTTTCAAGGAAAAGGTGACGATATGCCAAGATGTACTACAGTAAACAAACAAATAGATCAATCGGCGGCGTTGGCCAATGACATTCGCGCCAAGCTCAAAGGTAACTATCCTGTGACTAAGACAGGTCTGGCTATCGGCTCAACAGCAACCGCAGTGGCAACCGTGGCTCTTGACTTCACAGTCGCGGGTGTTCGTTATTCTAAGGCCGCAGTAGTCGCAGGTACGGCCCCTGGAAATGACGTTGTTCCTCAGTCAACATTCGGCGCTGTCGCTCTGGATATTGGAGTTAATGGAACCATTGACGCTATTGAAGCCGCAGCTAACGCAACGGGCTACGCCTCTGCTGCCCTTGCTGTCGCTGGTATCCCCGCAGCCGCTTCAGGTCATGCACGACTCGGAACCGTTACTGCAACCAAGTCAGACGGTGCTTTTACATTCGGCACAACCGATCTTGATGCAGCAAACACCACCGTAGCATACACCGATGGCGAGACTAACCTCGAAGCCATTGGAGCAGCGGTTACTGCCACTTAACCCTAACCGGGGGGAGCAATCCCCCCTTTAAGGACCAAGATGATAGCACTATACAGAAAGGGCGCTACGCACACCATCCGAGGCGTTACCTGTGAGATGGGGCGTTTTGAAACGAAGCGTTTGCAATCTTTACTTGACAGCGGGTGGGTAACAAACCCTCAAGCCTTGCTGGAAGTTGAAGAGGAAGAAGTGGTTGAGGTTGTAGCAGTCGCCGAAGTTGTCAAGCCCAAGGTTAACAAACCTAAGAAGACGCGCAAACCGAGGAAGGAAAAATGAGCCATCTCAAGGGTGACATCATAAACAGCGCGTACTCACGTATGCGTATATCGGGAATTACAGCACAACCTAATCCTGAAGATTTGGAAGTTGCCTTAAAACGTGTCGAAGGAATGGCGGCGCGTTGGTTCAAGAAGAACATCAATGCTGGCTATAACTTCGAAGACGAACCAGACCCTAACACCCCAAGCGGTTTAGGTGCCGGTGATTTTCAAGCCTACGAGTCTAACCTTGCTATGCTTTTGCTGTCAGACTTCGGCAAAGCACCACACCCAGGCTTGGTCAGGGAAGCAAGCACAACCTTTTCAGATCTGTCTGCATCAACTGCATCAACCAGAGAGATTAACTACCCACAGCGTCAACCAAGAGGACGCGGAAACACCTTGAGATACAACAGGTGGCAGCGTTTCTATCGTACCCAAGCAATTGCTCCGAATGAAAGCGCAACGAACACAATGATTGTCGGTGATATCACTGACTTCACGGAGCATTTTGATTCGTATCTCCTGACTGATGATATCGCTAGTTTTGTGATTACTTCAGACAACGGCCTGACTGTCGTTTCTTCATCCATAAACAACGCTGATATTGACTATCGTGTTCAGGCAGATGGTAGCAGTGATGGAGAAAGCTCTGACGGTTTCCAACAAGTCAAGATTGTAATGACTACAACTGCCGGACGCATTGAGACAAGACTGATTAACTTTATCCTTGACGATCAAGACTTGAATCCATAGGGGCGTTATGCTTACACCAGTTCCTCTTATCAAAGGCGACAGAGTAGACATCGATACAGATTATCGTGATGCTCTGTCAGTCAATATGTATGCAGTTGTGAGGCCGATATTAGGCGCTGATGGGTATATGCTGTGCTATCCAGGGCTGACTAAGCTTGCTGACGGTTCAGGCGTTGACAGGGGCGCAAACTACAATGAAAGGTTTGCTAATCTGTTCCGAGTTTCTGGTACGGATTTTGTTGAGCTTAACACGAATGGCACGACCACAGTTCTAGGCTCTGTCCCGGGTACGCTTCAAGCTGCTATGCCTTATAGCTTTAACACGCAAGCGATTATTGCCGATGGTCGTATGTTCCTGTATTCTCCCTCTGGTGGCTTTGAGGAAATAACCGATTCAGATTTAGGTGATCCGATTGACGGCGTTTGGGTAGATGGTTATTACTTCCTTACCGATGGGGAGTTTATCTACCATACCGACATCACCGACGAATCAAACATTGATCCTCTCAAGTTCGCTACAGCAGAATTCATGCCTGACAAATCTCTGGGCGTAGGAAAGACTCAAGACAATAAGGTGATTGTCTTTGGCCGGTACACTCTTGAATACTTCATCAACGCAGCAACCGAGAACTTTGCTTTCCAGAGAGTAGAAACAAGAGCTCAGAAGATTGGAATCGTAGCGACTCACGCTAAATGTGAATCAGGCGGCAAGTGGTATATCACCGGAGGGCGCAAAGAGGATTCTGTTTCTGTTCATATTGTGACCCTTGGCAATTCTGAGAAGGTTTCAACGAGGGAAGTAGACAAGATCCTCGCCAAGTATTCTGAGCCAGAACTTGCAGACATGAGGATGGAGAGCAGGACCGAAGATGACGTGACTTTTATTCTGGTGCATCTTCCTAATGAAACCCTGTGCTTTAACGAGACAGTAGCAAAGAGCTTTGGAAAGGATACAGCGTGGACTATCCTGAAGACTGATGTTGCTGGTGACAACAAGTACAGAGCTATCAATGGCGTCTTCGACTCTCGTACCGCTTTCTGGACCTATGGCGACAAGCTGAACGGGAACATAGGGAAGCTTGATAACACGGTTTTCACCCACTACGAAGAGATGGTTGAATGGCTGCTGTTTACTCCCTTTATGAAGTTCGATGGGCAGTCGGTTGATGAGATTGAGATAGAGACTATCCCAGGTAATACAGACTTCAGTGGTGCGACTGTAGCCTTCTCCTTGACGCTGGATGGACTTACTTACGGCAAGGAATGGTTTACCCTGTACGGGGAGAAGAACAACTACACACATCGATTCTACATCAGGCGTTTAGGGTCAATACAGAATTGGGCAGGGTTTAAGTTCAGGGGCGCAACTAAATCAAGAATGTCGTTTGCTTTGTTGAGGGTGACTCATGAGTGATTTAACCGACAAGCTGCGAGGTCTCGTTTTTAGCGCAGTTGAGTTGAGGGAAAAACACCCTGATTGGGACGATGCTTTTACAGAGGACTATCTGTCAATTATTGAAAACATTGTCAATATAGCAAACGAGGTTGACTTAAAGAACGACATCATCAAGGAAACGACGTTAATCACTTTTGCAGATACACCATACACGCCGCTTGCAACTGATGAAGAGCTCTTTATTGACACCGACGATGGGCCGATAGATATAACGCTTCCAGTAGGTATTGACGGAACAAATTACAGAATGATTAATATCGGGATCTCTAAGAACAACGTTACTTTAATTCCAGCTCTGACTGATAAGCTTTTCGGTGTAAATGCAAGTGAGAAGATAGCAGACTCAGAAGTTTTGATAATGACGTATGAAACAACAGAAGGTTGGTACTGATGAGCAGAATCAGAGAATTCAATAACGGCACAGTTAGCATCTTAAACTCAACGGCTGTTGTACTTGATCCTGCTGAGACGTTTACCGGC